CCGTTTAGATAATATTTAGATATAATACTTTGTAAGTCTTGTTTTTGTATCACAACATTAATATAATAAAATTATTATAAATAACCAAATTTATTTTTGAAGAATTTTTATTTGTATTCTAAACACATGTCAAAATACCCAGAACCCGAAAACCAAATTTCTTCACCATTATCAAGTTTATAAATAATTTCACCAGAAATAGGGTCATTAAGAATAATTGTAACTATTTCATCAAAAATTTCGTTTCCGAAATCGAAAACTCTAACTTTATCGCCTCTTTTTAGATTAAAATTTTCCATAATAGTTATTTTTGTATACTTAGGATAAGATATAAAATACTAAAACCTTAGTTCATTTATAATAAAATTATTTGGTTTCACCAACTACAAGTAGGATATTCCTGATACATGATAAATGGAATTTTTGATTGCAATTCCTGTGGGTTATAAATATCAGTTTTTCCAACGTATACACACATTCTTGAAATATCTTGAATACCATTAATTTCTTTTGGAGCAACTTGTATTACTTCTTTATAACTTTCCCAATAATCGTCTTGTTCAATCAGTAGTTTCCAAAGAGGTTCAATATCTTCCTCTTTTTCAACAAGGATAACGCCATTTAACTTTGATTGCCAAGATGTGTCACCTGTAAACTTTTGTGGTTTGATTAGAATTTCCATTTTTTATAGTTTTTCTTTACAAAAAGATTGTATTTTATTCCATTTTTCATCAATTACCATTTCCTGCTCATATTGAAGCCCAGGATCAGAACCTGGATCATCATGTTGTTCCCAGCATTCAAGCATATCTTCCAATACAGAACACTCATATTTGTATTCTTTAATAAGGTGTTCTAAATGATAAATTATTTCTTCTCTATTCATTTTCAAGTTGTTTTAATTTAAAAATAACTATTTCTTCATCTTTAAATGTTTCCAACCAATCTTCTATTTTTGAGTCTGTATTCTTAATAAATCCACTAGCAGCTCTAGCAATATGTCTAGCCATTATTTCTTTTTCTACATCATTATTTGCTAACATATAGTCATTATAACTATCTTTAATGATTTTTGATATTTGATCTTTCATAACTGTTTTTCTTTAACACCGTAAATATACGAAAAGGATTTGCGGAAGCCAAATAAACTTTCAAGTTTATCTCAAATTTTTAATCAAAAAAAAAAGAATTTGTTTATATTTTGATTTAATACTACTGCTCCCCATCCTAAATCTTGGTAGAGGTTTTCAATCTTATTTTTTATAATACTATCAAACAATCCTTCTTTATCAATATATTTTTCAATAAATTCTATTATTTCAGGGGGATCATTATACCCATTAAATCCTATAACATCTATTTTATATGGGTTTGGTTTTAAAATGGCAACATACATTTTATCTCCTATTTGAAATGTTGGATATTTTTTATCTAAACTTTTAAATTTTAAAATATCATTTGTAAATATAGCTGCTTTTGTATTAATAGGACATTTTTTTTCTAATTTAGAAAACATTTCACCTGCTTTTGGTGAAGAAGCAATATATTCTTTTAATTTCTTTAGTCCTGTAGGTTTTAATAGTTTTCTCCAATCTATCTTATTTAAAGAATTTTTAAAATCTAATACAAATTTATCTATCTCGGGTTTGGGTGTATCAAATAGTATTTTTTTAATTAGTTCTTCTCCAAATTTTCTAAAATGGTCTGGGAAATTTGATTTCATTATATCTAATCCTTTGATGTCAAATTCTTCTGTTGAAATGCCTTCTTTATTTATAATATATTGTGCATAACGACGTTTTCCTGACCAATAAGCTGATTTAATTATTGTTTCTGTTTTAAATTCTATTCGATTTTTGGGGACATTAAACAGGTTTTTAGTTAAGGAATTTAAATAAATATTAATTTTATTAGAATTTTCTTCTGCTATTTTTTGTACTTCATTAATCAAAACATCTTCAGGAAGATTATTATATTTTTCCCCCAAACGTTTTATTAATTGAGGAGTAGCTTCAAAAAAACAACTGTCTGTATCTGAAGCTATGCAAAACTCTCTATGTTCATAGATGTCATATTTCATATTATTATGTTTTCTAAGATTTTTTCTATATCATTAAATTGAATGAAGGATATTCTTAATAAATTAATTTTATTATTTTTACAAAATTCATTTTTAATATTATCTAAATATATCTGTTTTTCATATGATTCATTACCTCCAAAAAATTTTACAGGTTTAAAATGCAATTGTCCATCATATTCGATACATAAATTCAAATGAGGAATATAAAAATCAAATTTTAAATGATAATTAGTTTTAGGATTAACACATGAATCAAATGTTTTTTGTTCAATAAATGAAACTTTTTTTTCGTTCAAAAATTTTCTTATATTCTCTTCTCCTCTACTAGTTTTACATTTTGGGCATTTTTGTCCTTGTAAATGATTTGAAAGTTGTTGTTTGAACCATCCATGAATATTACATTTTATTTCAAAATTACCATTATAATATCCTTTATATGAATCCCAATTATATTCATATCCTGTATTAAGATCATATGTTCTTTTTTTTAATTCATCTAATGATATTGGTTTTCTTCCGCATTTTTTACAATCAGGACATCCATGTTTTTGATGAATATGATTTGTCCATAATTGAGTAAAAGTCCCATGAATTGAACATATTATAGGAACTTTTTGATCTGATTTGAAATCTTTGTCTATTAATGAATAATTATATAACCCTTCATGTATTATATTAGCTTGTTCTATTTTTTCTAGATATGATAATGTTCTTCCTTTACATTTAGGACATGATGATTTTTTATTTATATGATTATCTAAAGAAACTTCCCATATTCCATGTTCATGACATTTTATAGGATATTTTTTCATTACCCCATTATACTCATTTATTAATGAATAATCATATTTATTATTATGTATTTTATTAGCTTTTTCAATGAAAAACCTAAGGGGATTATTTATTTTTCCAACTCCAGTACATTCAATACATCCATGATTTCGTTTTTGATGACTATATGCGTTGACTTTAAATTCCCCATGTTTAGGACATATTACTATTAAATCATTTTTATATCCATTGTAAATGGTTTTAGAATAATCATATTTTATGTCATGTATATTTTTTACTCTATTTATATATTCTTCTGTTGTAATTTTAACCATATGAAAGATTTAGATTTTTTTAAATATATTGTATGGTTATAAATATCACAAATTTATTTCTTTTTTAATTTCTTCATTGATATATTTAATACTTTCTTGAATTGTTCTTTGTCCTGTTGTTGTAATAGCACTAGATATTATTTTATACCCATCTGAAAATCTATATGAGTTGATGCTATTGGTTCCATAATTTCCATTTATGAAAATTTTATAAACCATTTGGTAGTTTTTATATAAGGTTTGTTTTTCATGATCCCCATTTTTATGGGCTTCTTTCATTTTATCTTTATAATCCTTTCTAATGTTAAAACCGTTTTCCAATATTTCAGCTACAGAGCTTTTAAAATCTGTTCTAAAAAACACTCCATTAGCTGATACGGTCCATTTATTTTCCTTAATAAAGTCTACTAGTTTTTTTATTTCAATATTTTTTTTCTTAAGAATAAATTTTTTCTTATCTAAAATTTCTACTTCCACTATTTTGGTTGGATCATTATCAGCCATTTCCTCCATTTCTAAAAGACTATTCCAACAATTATAATTAGGATTATCTACAACCATTCTTCCTACTAAAGTTTCAACCCCCATATTAAGAGAAATCATGATGAATGGATACATACTGGTTACGTCTTCATCATATAACCATTTGTGTAGACCTACTTTCACATCTAGGAGATATCCTCCAGCATAACTCTCTTTTTTTCTAATTGTTCTTAGACTTCTATCTTTAATAGTACCTGATTTAGTTTGGATTTGGGCTCTTTGTGATTGTTCATCTATATAATTGATGATTCCTTCAATAGTTGGAGTACCTCTTTGATGTATAACATCATCACCAATGTTTAATTCTTTAATTGATTTATTGGTGGTTGTTGGTTTGTTAGGTGAAACAATATTTTTTCGTTTTAAGTATGTTAAAATAGCCCCTTCATTCAATACTGTGTTATAATATATTGATTCATAAGGGACATGACATAAATGACAAATTAGAATGGTTAACTTAATAAATTGTAACTTTTCCTCTAGCTTCTCAATAATTTCAACATCTCGTAAATTATACTCAATAAATTTATTTGGGTCTTCTAAAAACAATCTATCTAAAGATCCATTATATTCAATTTTTCCTAACCCAGCATACTTTAAACCAATATCCCCTAATTTATATGAAGGTTCTTCCTTCATAATATATTTTTTTATTAGCAACATATAATCCAAACTACTTATACCTCCTATAGTAATAGGAGAGTATGAATTATATACACTATCATCAATTTTTCTAATAGGAGACAAATATAAAACCATATTGTCTCCCAATATTTTTTTCATCCTAAAATATGTGTATGGAATATCAAAAAAATCGCTATTGTATCCAACAACAATGGTAGGATCTAGTTCAATCCATTTATCTAGAAAACTTGATAATAATTGTTTTTCATTTAAACATGGAATAATTTGTTTATTGTCTTTATCTAAAGGTTGGATTTTGTTGGTTGTATCTACAATCCAACAATATTTTTTCTTAGTATTAACATCTATTAAAGCAATAGAGGTAACTTGAGCTTTTGCCTCTCTAATAGTTTGTGGAGTTAGTGCTCCTAATATTTCAATTTCAATGTCTAGATAAACAGTGTTATGGGATTTTGGAATAGAATCTCCCTTATAATATAAATCTCTTAATATAGCTAATTCTTTTTGTACATCTTTTTCTAAAATAGTAGGATCATCCCATTTCCATTTTCCTGTTACTCGAGAACATCTATCTCCAAA